GGGCGCATTGCTGCGGCGGCGGGCAAGGTCGTCACCCTGGATCGCGACACCATGGCCAAGGCTGGCGACCGGCTGGTGATCAACCTCCCCGGCGGGCGTGCAGAAGGGCGCACCGTGGAGAGCGTGAACGGCCGCAACGTAACCGTGACCGTAGCCTACAGCGAGGCGCCGGCTGCACAGCTTCAGTGGGCGATCGACGCGGACGACTTGGCAATCCCTCTATATAGAGTGATGAGGACCGCACGTACTCCAGAGGGCGATTACGACATCAGCGCCTTGCAGTACGAGCCAAGTAAGTTTCCCAGCATCGACACCGGCGCGCGCCTGGAAGAGCGCCCAATCAGCGTGATCCCAATCACCGTGGTTCCGGCGCCGGCCACCGTGACCATTACTTCGAACGTATCGATCGACCAGGGCCTGGCCATCAGCACCATGAACATCTCATGGCCAGCCGTTACCGGTGCCGTCGCGTACGACGTGGAGTGGCGCAAGGACAGCGGCAACTGGATCAAGGTGCAGCGCACGGGCTCGACGAGCGTCGACGTTACCGGCATCTACTCGGGCGCCTATCTGGCCCGTGTGCGCGCGGTGAGCGCGTTCGACATCTCGTCGGTGTGGAAAAACTCCGTCCTCACCGACCTGCAAGGGAAGGTTGGCCTGCCGCCGGCGGTGTCATCTCTGACCACCACCAGCGAACTGTTCGGCATCGGCATCAAGTGGGGTTTCCCTGCCGGTGCGGAGGATACCCAGCGCACGGAACTGTGGTATGGCCAGGCGAACAACCTGGCGGCGGCGACCAAGCTGGCCGATCTGGCGTATCCGCAGGCCGATTACCGGATGCAGTCGCTGCTCGCTGGCGCAACCCTGTTCTTCTGGGCGCGCCTGGTGGACCGCACCGGCAACATTGGGCCGTTCTATCCGGTTGTGAATGGGGTCATGGGCCAGGCCAGTTCGGATGCCGGGCCGATCCTTGAGCAGATCAAAGGGCAGATTGACGAAACCGCCCTTGGTCAGCACCTGAAGGACCGAATCGACCTGATCGACGGAAACGGGCCAGGCTCGGTGAACGGTCGCATTGACGCGGCCAAGGATGAGCTGGAGCAGTTGATGGGGAGGTGGTGGATGCGCTGGAGTACGTGCCATCCAAGGCGTACGCGCTGAACGACATCGTTCGCGTGGGCCAGCACCTGTACCAGGCCAACGGCGCGGTGCCGGCGAACAACCCGCCACCGAACGCCACCTATTGGACCGACATCGGCACCGTCACGCAGACGGTCAACGCCCTGGTGACCCAGGTTCAGCAGAACTCGGCGACGATTAACCAGCACGGCCAGGACATCACCGCCCAGGCCTCGCAGCTGAACGCGGTTAAGGCCACGGTGAATGATCCTGACACCGGGTCACCACCACGGCGCAGCGGGTCGACGGCATTTACCTGCAGGTCAACCCGCCTCTCCAGGGCGACGACAGCGCGCTGATGGGCTCTGAGGCCAGCTACGTCGGTGTGTGGTCCACTCAGTCCGCGCTCATTGAGGGTGACCTGGCGCAGGGCCAGCGCACGGATGTGGTGGAGGCCAGCGTTGCGGCTAACGCTGCGGCGATCGTCAGCGAGCAAACTGCACGGATCAATGCCGACGGCTCCCTGTCGTCCAGCATCGAAACCGTTAAGACAACGCTCAATGGTAATACCGCAGCGATCCAGACCAACGCCACGGCTATCCAGGCCGTCAACGGAAAGGTGACGCTGAACTGGTCGGTGCGCATGCAGTACGAAACAGCCACTGGTACGTACAAGTATGCCGGCATCGGTCTCGGGCTTGAGAACGGCCCAGGAGGTCTTCAGAGCCAGTTCATCATTAGCGCCGACTTGTTCGCTATTGAGCAGGCCGGCTCAGTTCCTTTCGCCGTGAAGGGGGGGCAGGCGTTTCTGAAGTCGGCGTTCATTGAGGACGGTACGATCACAAACGCGAAAATCGGTAACTACATCCAGTCGAATAACTATGTCGCAGGGCAGACGGGATGGAAGTTGTTCTTCGACGGAACGTTTGAGATCAACAGTTCATTGGGAGTTGGCCAGGCTCGGCAGGTGATAAATAACTCGGGCGGCAAGGTCTTCGATGCATCTGGCGTGAAGCGCTATCAGTGGGGGGATCTCGACGCATGAGTTATGGAATCAGGATCTGGGGAGCTACTGGCGCACTTGAACTTGACGAAACGTCATTCACGGTTGGTGTTACTTACTCCGCACTTGTTGCTAAAACAGCCGGAAGATACGTAGACATCGCCGTGCCTGGCGTTGAGCCTACCAAGTATTCGGCAGTTTGCGTGCCAGTTGGTGCTTACGATACGGGCGCGCAGTTCAACAGCGCTATCGGTTTTATTCCTGAGGTATTGAATGGGGTAGTTAGGGTTTGGTTCGGCAATAGACAAAGCTCAAACGGTCCTCTTGGTACTACTACACAAAGATTACTCGTAATGAGGTATCGATGATGTCGTCATACGGAATGAGATTTACCAATGGCTCTAACGTTGTCACCCTGGATTCTGAGTTTTCCAGACTCACAACGCTTGATAAAGGAACTTGGAGTGGTGTGGCGTCCGGGGTGTATGTGCCGTTTTCTGCGACTATCACTACTGCAGAGCCGCCGCTGGTTTTTGTAAGGCCTGATCAAACAAACGTATTTTGCTTTTGCTTGGTTAGGGGCTCTGCAGGCGCATGGACTGGTTTTTCATTCTTAGGAGGAAGATCAAACACTACGTCCGGTAAATGGTTTGCTGCGGTATTTACTTCAGCGCCCACCGCTAAGTTCGGGTTCAGACTATGGGATCAGAACGCTAAACTAATTTTTGATAATGGCACCCCGTGCGCTCAGTTCACCAGAACCATAACAAGCTGGACCTATTTAGGTGCGGGGCAGGATGCACAAGGGCAAACAATGCTTAGCTGGACGGCACCGTCTAGCTTGGCTAGTGGCGATTATATGCTGTTGAATAACATTGCGATGGATGTCGCTGGTTTGATTTCAAGGCAGGGAAACATGTATGCGGTGTGGGAATACAACAATGACCGATTAGTAATGCAGGTCGTCGGGGTTGATATATCGACCACGCTATATAATCCGGTAGTTTTCGCCAAACCAATCAATTGATAGTGTAATTACTGATTCCAGAGGTGCATTAATGGCAAGACAAGAAATCAACCTTGGCGCGGCACCAACCGGCGCCGGTGGAGATACCACGCGCAGCACTGGCGTGAAGATCAACGCGATGACGACAGAGCTGTATGCACGCAATGCTTTGTTGGGTACAGCTTCAAATCGCAACGTGGGCCTTCTGGTAGGCAATATTCAGGACGTGGGCTCGCCCGCGCCAATGGCTGGTAACTCTGCGTTTGCCGAGCAGGGCAGCCATTTTATTAACTACGGCGACAATACTACCGTGGTGCCGCCAGGAGGCGCCTATTGGTCGGGCATTCGAGCGCAATACCCATTCCAGAATTGTGCGATGGACCTGGTGGCTCAAGTGGTCACAGGAAACAGCATGAACCTGATGTTTCGCACGATTGCTCCGAACGGTGGTGGCGATCCATGGCGCAAGATCTACCACGACGGCAACACTACCAGAGGCTCGGGTGGCGCGCTTTCAGCAGCATCGCCAATCGTGCGCATCGCAAACGTTGCTGACAGCAATCGCCTTGATTTGCAGGAAAGCACCTTTGAACCCGCTGGCAGCTGGGGAGTGGCGAATGATCAGGCTTACGGCGTTTCGGTTGAACGATTGAGCGTCGGTGAGTACCGCGTAACCGGAAGCCTGGGGCTTGCCCTGGAAGGCTGGCGAACGCACGACCCAAGCTCGCCAGATGGCGGCCGCATGCTGGGCATCACGGATAGTCAGCAAGCGGACGACGGTTCCATTGTGGTCCGGCTATTCAAGCAGCGCTGGACGCTTAGCGATGACGGCGAGATGGTTCCAGGTCGTGGCGCACCTATGGACGTGCCCCTCACCAGCTGGATCGATGTGCGGCTCGAGATGCCCAAGGCTGAATCGCCACCGCCCATGACCGCAATCGAAGAATAGTAGCCCGCCACCGAGCGGGCTTTTTTACGCCTGGAGAAAAGTATGCCGACCATCGAAACCCGCGGGGTGCGTAACAAAAACCCCGGCAACATCGACTACAACCCGGCCAACCAGTGGCAGGGCCAGCTCAAGCCAGACCCTGCGATCGAGAAGCGGTTTGCCAGGTTCGACAGCCCGGAGAACGGTATCCGCGCCCTGGGCAAGCTGCTGCTGACGTACCAGCGAAAACATGGGCTGAAGACCGTGAAGGCAATCATCAACCGGTGGGCACCGTCGGTAGAGAACGACACCGCCGCGTACGTGCGCGCTGTTGAAGCCAACACCGGCACCCAGCCTGGCGCCGAGATCGACCTGGGCCAGCCGACGGTGATGACTGGCTTCGTCAAAGCGATGATTCATCACGAGAACGCGGGGTACGCGTACCCTGACGCGGTTGTGGCGGAAGGCGTGCGGCGGGCGCTGGCATGACGCCGGTGCAGAAGCTGGTGGGCCTGGCGTTGCTGGTACTGGCGTTGATGTTTGGCGCCGCGGGCGTGACCTGGCAGGTACAGGACTGGCGGATGGGCAAGAAGCTGGCCGAACAGGCCGGTCTGCATCAGCATGATCTCGCCAGGATCAGCCTGGTCGCCGCCGACCAGGCCCGTGCCGAGCAGGACAAGCGCCTAGCCACCGAGCAACAGCTCGCGATCCAGGATCAACAACACACCAAGGAATTATCCGATGCCCAACGTACCCAGGCTGCTCTGCGCGATCGCCTTGCCACTGCTGATGTGCGGCTGTCAGTCCTTATCGACGCAGCGGACTCAGCCAGCGGCTGCAACGTGCCTACCGCCGCCGGCGCCGTCGGCATGGTTCATGCAACCCGTCGAGCCCAACTTGACCCAGCGCATGCTCAAAGAATTATCGCCATCACCGGGGACGGGGATAACGCCATAATTGCGTTGCGAGCTTGCCAGGCTTACGTCAGGGCTGTGGCCCCCTAAGCACGGTCAATTCCATACGCAGCCGCTGGTTTTCTGTTCGGAAGTGTTCGTTCTGGCTGGCGATCATTTTCAGCCCTATCACTTCTTTGCTCAGTTCTGAGCTGTGTACGTTCGCATCGCTGAGGTCTGCGGTTATGGATCTGAGTCGCTCCTCAGCCGAAGCCTTCCATGTGATCAATGCGTCATTCATATGAACGAGACCGGCAATGTTCGCCCGCGCCTTGGCCAGGCGCCTCTGCAGATCGTTGATCTCGTCCTCCAGCAAGGAGCATTGGTGCTTGTACATTTCAAGGGGCGTGGAGCATCCCAGCCATGCGCAGGTGTCTTCGTCGATTTCCATGATGCTTACTCGGTACTGTATGTGTGTACAGTAATTGACGTGTTGCGGATTGGGGAGTGGTGTTCGTCGGCAGGACGCCGGGGAGGGTGATGCTGTAGCAATATCCAACTCTAAGTTGTTGATTCTTATAGGGCGTATGGTGCGTTTTGGATACATAGAAAAAGGGTATGTTTTCCTTTTGCATCAGATACTTGCATGGGTTTCGGGGTCACCTTGACATGGTGGGGCGCGATCAGCCAGGGAGCGGCTTTTTTCTAGTGCCGTTGCAATATGGATACGCTGTGCAGCCATAAAATGCGCGTCCCGCATACCGCCCTCTTTTGGCCGTGCGGGTTTTCATAGCGCTGCCACATGATGGGCAGAGGCCCAACTTTTCCCATTCAGTGCTGGGTGGCTTTTCCGGGTTTACTCTATCCACCCGCAGTGGCGGGTTGACCGTACTAGGCGCTGAAATGGGAGAGGGCGTAGAGGGCGTATTTTTCCGTCCAAATATTTTGCCGTAGAGCCAAAAGCAGCTAAAGACTCCGCCAATAAGTATTAGAAATCCAAATCCGCCTGCGCCGCCTCCACGACCACCTCTTCCACCTCGACCGGCCCGACCGCCCCGGCCTCCACCTCTTGCGAGGGTTGTTTCACTCACCATACCGGTGGCGAGGAGCAACAGCATCCGACGAGAAATATCCTTCTGGTTCATGGGTAAGCATCCTGCTAATTGTTGGCTACAGCTAAAGGTAACAGGCCCGGCTTCAACGATCACTGTTCGTGCGCAAAACCCCCTCTGAAAGCCCAGTGTTTCCTTTTGCATAATCACAGAAAATCGGATGTTTGGCTGAATAGTAACTTGGCTTTTATGCTTTTAAAACAATAGTTTAGGTAGCTACAGTACCCAGCATGGGGTGCTAGGGGTCGAGTGTTCGAATCACTCCGTCCCGACCATATTATTCAATGACTTAGCCGAACTGTAGCCAGTTCGGCTTTTTCATGCGTAGGGACTTTTGCGGGGGATCATCCCAATTTCCTCCTTAAGATGGTCAGCGCTGGCCCGCGAGAGTCGGTTGCCGACACTTTGTTAGCAGCCTCAATCAGATGCTGCTGTAGTGGTCTAATGAAACCGGACACCCATTTAGGCGAGAATGCTCGCCAGATCGAGGTGTCAGATGACCAAACAACG